TATCTCGCAGCGAACCTTTATTACCGGGCTGAACCCCAGAGGAAGCAGGACTAGAGCCTTTTACACTCACTGCGGCGGTTCTCGCCTTTTGAGCTTGGGCTTGTTCTAGTGCTTTTTTCTGAGCTTCGGCGCGTTGCTGATCTAACAGGGATTGCCTGATGTCGGGACGCATCCAGACAGCCATTTCATACGCTTCTTGTAAATCCTTGGCGCTGCCGGTTTCCAGCAGGGTAGCCATTTCATTACGCACTGCGTCAAAGTGCGGGCGGTCAGGTGTAGCAAATGACGATAACTGCTCGTGCGCTATTGCTTGTTCCTGTTGCCTAGCCTGATTTTGCCACATTTGTTGCTGATTACGCAACACCTGCAGCTCGTTCATTAAATATTGAGTTTGCGGGTCAACTTGGGGCGGTTCTTGAACCTGATTTAAGTCGATGTTGTATTCTTTAGCCAGTTGAGCGAAATACTGCGCCTTTGTCACCGGGTCTGACGTTCTCAGCGTCATATCGGCACGCATTAAAGCGTTGATAGCGGTCGGCGCATCTACGCCTAAACTCTGTAAATGTTGCTGATAGGGAGCTATTGCTGCATCATAAGCTTTCGCTCGTTCAGAATGGCCTTTGAACTCTGAAACACCTTTATGGAAGTCAGATTCGCGTCGTTCGGCTTCTTGGGTGAGTATTTTGATTTCCTCAGTCGTCAAAGGTTCCCCACGGTCAGCCTTTAGGAAAGCTTCTTGTGCTGCGGGTTTCCAACTTGACGGGGCTTTGCGCGGGGCGGGTTCTGGGGCAACTTCTGGCGTAACTTCTGGTTCTTTCTTGGCAAACTTGCCATCCTCTGACCTGGCTCTCGGTTCTTTAGTTACTTCTGTGGTTACTTCGGGGGCAACTTCTGGCGCGGCTTCGGCCTCTGTCGTTTCGTGTTGTTCGAGTGCGCTTTCTAGGGCTTCGGCTATGGATGGCATAGTGGTTTCCTTTTAATAACCTTTTGAATTCAATACTTCGGCAATAGTCCTACGCCGGGCTTCCCGGTCGTCTGTCCGTTGCTGTTTTTTCATGTGGTGGTCGATTTCGTTTCCGATTTCAATCAATCCGTGACGTTTTAGATGTTCACGGTGCTGGCTTCGGCTGGTAATCATTTCGCCAGTTGCTTGGCTTTGGTACGGCTGAATGTCCGGGATTATCATCGGCGCGGAATATTCTCTGGAATAGAACTCTTCGGCGGGTATCAGTTCGCCGTTGTGCTGTATGTATCTTTGTCTGGGCATAGTCTTAGGCTATCAATAATAGGGTTTCTATATCTTCTTCCTCTTGCGCGATTCTAATCTGTTGTATTTTTATTGCAACAATTATTTGTTTTGCAATGTTTTCTGCTAATTTTTCATTGATTTTGAGCGTTTCCGGCTGAATTGAGGCATATTTTGGCGAAACTGTTGCCGCCACTTCTATAGCTTGCTCTGGTTCTTCTTCAATGAACTCTATGACTTCTTCAATGTCCGGGGTTTTGGTTTCCCACTGTTTTGCCCATTTTTTACGCCAAAACTCGTAATAATGGCCGCCTACTATTTCAGGCTGTGCCCCAGTATAGGTTAAGGTAGCGTTGTTGCCGCTGTAAGTATATACGCCGCCTTCGGCAATGATTGTGTAAGCGCCGGAGAAGGGAACATAGGTTAAATTAGCGTTATTGCCGCTGTAACTGTATGTGCCGCCATCAGCAGTAAGCAGTCGGTTATAAAGCAGGTTCGCATTATTGCCTGAGTAGGAATACACCCCACCGTCAGCCGTCAAAGTATAAGACCCGGTTGGCGTGTAAATTAAATTGGCATTGTTGCCACTGTAGTTATAAATTCCACCGTCAGCAAGTAAAACGCGGTTAAAACGTAAATCCGCATTGTTGCCAGAATAGCTGTATGTGCCACCATCGGCAGTGAGCAAACGGTTATAAAGCAGGTCGGCATTATTTCCAGTGTAGTTGTACGTACCGCCTTCTGCTATTAAAACGCGGTTATACAGTAGATTGGCGTTATTGCCACTATATGTATAAGTGCCACCCTCGGCAGTGAGTGTATAAGAACCGCCTGTTATTAGAGAAAGCGGAGGTACTCTAACTCGCAACGGCATTTCAGTCCCCGATCAGCGGCGGGCGGTTACGAAACGGGTGCGCGGCGGGCGGCGCGTCAATAAGCCGACCGTCCTTCCAATATAAATATCCTTCTATCAACTCAATTTGCCTGTCAGTCGCCGCATAAGGCAAAATTAAAAGGTCTCGCATTCTACCTGTAAAAGTATTTGGGTCAGGACCAAATCCAACAAACAAAGCGCCTGTACTTGTCGTGGCCGTTGCTGTAATTCCACCTGAGGCGACCAGCACACCATTTACACGCAGTATTGATTTTGTTGAGGCGCTGCCGTCAAATCTCCATACAAGTAGATAATTTGTGTTGGTGGCAATCGTTGTTACTGTAACCTGACCGTTCAGAACCGCAAGCAAATCAGTACCAATAACAACTAATCCGGTTCTGGCCGAAGGAGTCAATGGCCCGTGTTCAAAAAACCACCCTGTTGCTGTTTGATTGATTACCGCAAACGCTGTAAATGCCCCCGTGGTGACAAGGGGCGTAAAAGAAGCGGTGCCTACTAAACGTTGAGTTGCGGCTGTAAACCCAACAGAAGGGGTGTTATTCCACCCCGTTGCTTGATAAGCAGGGCGAGCCCCAGCAGTTCCTTGAGTAAAAGACCAAAGACGATCCGAATCATCCCATTGTGAAACCGCACCACTAACAACCGTAATGTTTCTTTGTGCGTCTAGATTCAAACCGCTTCGAATTATTTCACGACCTGGCGTCCACAGCCGCCCCTGCAAACGTGCTTCGTCGTATGCGTTTATCCCGCGAGGCATTATGCAATATCCTCATTCCACGGGCGCACATAGAGCTCGTTACCAGACGCAGCGAACGCCACGCCTGCGTTATTTACCACGCTCAGGCGCATGGAATACGGGTACAGCCGCACCATGTTAATAACAGCCACCTTTGCCGATGCGCCGCTTGTAAGTGGCACAACGTACAAATCACCACCAATGCGATCAGCCGTATCAGTGCCGTCATTCAAAGTGACGCGCAGCGTAATCGAGCCGCCCGTCGCGGGCGTAATACTGCCAAGCTTAATAGTGACTGTACCGTACAGGTCGCGGTTGGTTGAGTTGTCATAAGTAACAACAGACGATTCGCCAGCGTTCGCCAGAGAATTGAGCGTAGTGCCTGCAAAGTTACTCGACCGCGTGCTTGGGGCAGCCCATTTCGCGATTGCCATGTTATACTGCTCCTCTTGCCAGCCCTACCGTGCGGGGGGTCACTTCCACACCATTCGCCTCAGCCCATGATTGATTAACATCATTCGCCAGCGCTTTTAACGCTATTGCTTGCGCTTGCGTCATGTGTCCAAGCGCGGCAAGCGTGTCAATCATTGTGCGCACTGAGTTGCTTGACACCTCTAAATCACCACGGTCAATAACAGGCAAAATTTCCGCAATGTCTTTAACATTGTCAGATAATTGTGCAGGAATTGTCTCTGGGTTTTCTGCCCATCCGCGCAATTTTGAAATAAAAACACCACCACCAACAGCGCCAAGCCCCATCGTTTCAATAATTGTTCCAGCGCCAATGCGCCTAAAAGTCAGCTTCATTGGCAGAGTAGGGTCGGGCGCATTCAATACCTCAGCAATTTCCCAATCCGGCATTGATGCTGGAAATTCTGCTACTTTTTGAGCCAAAGTTGTCATATTGATACCTACGAAACAGTAATTGCAGCGCCAGTAAAGTCAACAGTAAACGTTTCACCGTTCGCCATCGTAATGCTTGAGCCATAATCCCACCAACCAGCCAACGGGTCGGCGGGTGAAGTTGGCGTGTCATCAAACAACACCACATAACGAAAAGGCCCAACAGAACCAGAAGCCGTCAACACCAAATCCTGTAGCACCAGTGTGTAAGTGCCGCCTGTCTGCGAGGAACTTGTCGTTGTAACATTTCGGCTAGACAGGTTTGTGTAGCTTATTTGCGTAATGTCAGCAAGTACGCTGTTTGCCGCTACGGGCGCGGTGTTTGTCAAAGCAATAGTGAACTGGTCAGTGCCTAGATTAGCCACTTCTACCATGTTTTCAGCCCATGCGTTAAATTTATTAAATGTTGCCATTTTTAGCCCTTTCAAATACTTTCAATGTTTCCAAATTGGTCACGAATTACTGGTCGAACGATTCCATTTATTTCAACTTCTTGTACTTTTCCATTGTTGTCACGTATTATGCGCGTTTTTTTTGGGGTATTGCTCATTTGTATAATTTCATCCCGCGTCATGCTTATAGTATTCCCCAAAGTCTCGGCCATCTGGCTCATCATGTCTCTGATGTTTTCTAACAAATTGATTTCTGGCTCGTCAGTTTCTTCTTCTTTAGCGCCTTTTTGAATTTTGGCAACTTGCAGCTTTGTTTCTGCCTCAATCTGGGCTTTCATTTGCAAGCGTTGCGTCTCGGCTTCTTGTCTGACTTGTTCTCTAGCCGATTCGTATTCTTGCCGCATCTGTTCCAGATCTTTAGCCTGCTGCGCCTTAAATTGCTCAATCTGTCCTTGAGTTTGTATTTTTGCCTGTTCTAGCTGCATCTTGCCCTGTTCAACCTGCATCATAGCCTCGGCTTTCATCTGCTCCGGGTCAGGCTGCGGTTGTTCAGGCGGTTTTGGTGCGGTCAGTTTAGCCATCGCCTCATCAAAAGCAGATTCCATCATTCTGCCGCCTTTGAATGCGCGAACACCAAACATCAGCATTTCACCCATCAAAGGAGCGAGTTCTGGCACTTGTTGGGTTACGGGTAATGCTCTGTCCATGAACTGACCGACCGCGCCTAGAAACTCAATCCGGCTTTGTTTTTCGGTGGCTTCGTCCATTTCTACCAGTGAATCAGAGGCAACCTCAATCCTGAAACCTCTAGCTGGCTCAGACTTGAGCAGCATAATGGCCTGCTCAGCATATTGAGCATCCATTGTCCCCATGATTCCAGACATCTCGACAAGGGTCTGGGGCGCGTAAAAATCGCACATTATCTGGGCTTTTATTCTCAGCACTTCCGAAGCAAACTGAGCCACTTCTGTTTGTCTTGGTTTTATTCTCAATGAAGCATATTGGCTTTTTATCTGTTGCGCGGCTGCGGTTTCCGAAGCTATCGTTGAACCGCGAATAATGTCAGATATTCCGGTAATCTCATACACTACCTGTTTCGCCTGCTCTCTAGCCGCGTAGCATTCACGTAATGCTTGGAGTACAGAATCCAGCGGCATGAAGTCAACCACACCCTTTAGACCGCCTTTTTCCGCAAAAGCTGCCCAAGTATCCACAGGTATCAACTGGTTATTCACACCCTCGGAAAGCATCCTTTGTACACCCTGCTGGCTTGCGTCATAGACACCCACGACCTTAACCGCTTCGACTAACATTGCTATCCGGTTGGTTAGCATGTCAATCTCTTCGGCTTGGTCTTGATAAAGGCTGTAATCGGGTATGGGTACTAAAGTCTCGGTGGTTTGGGTAGCAAACAAAGGTTTGGGGCATGGCCAGAAATTATCTAACCCTAGTGGGTCGTCTTTAATGTCCAGCGTCTTAGAGTATCCCTCAGACACCCAGAAAACCTGCTTTGTCGTCTTGCTCCATATTTCCCAAACGACGGCTTTTTTCATGTCGTCCAGGCCTTCAACACCCATCTTTTCCATCTCGTCAAGGCCAACAGGCTCGTGAGTTAATGGAACTTGCTTAAAATCCTCGCCAAATCGCTTAATCCCGTCATCTTGGCTCATGTACACCCGACGGGCGATCCATGTCACCTCATCCCAACATCTTGCGGGTGAATATCTAACATCTTTCCAGAAAACATAATCTACCGGGGTACATTCGTATTTGTAGGGCGCGTTGGGCATAACTTGCGCCTCGCCGCCTTCTTCACCAGGCAAAGCGTCAACAGGTTGGGCTAGTTCTTTTTCCTCGAACCGCACCCACACCGTACCGCGTCCCGGAAGCAGTCTGTCACTTATCGCCAGCTTCATCGAGGCGTCAAAGTCGCCCTTGTCAATCTCGTACTGTAAACAACGTTCTATAATCACCGAAGCAGTGCGACCAACAGGGTCAGAATCCTTCCAGCGTCTCGATACTTCGGCTCTAGGGGTTTTCCCGTATAGGGCGGGTTTCAGGGTCTCAACGTTTGACCAGAGTATATTAAACCTCTTACCATAAGTCGTGAAGTTTTTGCGGTCGTCACGATAACGCCGTATTATCCTGTCGCCACGCTCAATAAACTTTTCATCTTCACGTTTGGCAAGTTTTAACTCGGCCAGCCATTTTGTGCTTGCATCTACTGGGTTCATGTGGGTATTCCGTATTTTTCAAGAAGCGGCTTGTCGGTCATAATTCTTGACCAGGCCTCCTCTGGGCTTTCCGCAACGACCACCAGTCTTTCGGGTGTTGCGCTTGTTTTTAACTCTGCGCCATTTGGGAACAAATAATATGCTGTTTTGTCTTCACATTTAACAGGGTGCCACATGACATATTGCACTGCGCCAATTTTATCAATGGCTGGCGGCCTGGCTTGTGGGTGCGCTTGTACAAATATCATGGGACTATGCTCACTCTTACCGCGCCATTCGC